TACGGAAATTTAGATGCAAGTTTCTTTTACGATGGTAGTGAATTTAAAATTGAATTACCATTTGAAAATAACCAATTTGTAGAAATAGCAAACACTAATTTGTTTTGCTCTTATTGTATTGATGAAAATAATAGCAGTTACATTCCAGAACCTATGCTACTTTATTTTAGTGGTGAAACAACTTCAGCTTTTAAATTCAAAAAAGAAAGTACCGAAGTGAACGTAACCGATTACGCACTTTTCAACAGCGTTAACACAACGGGATTTAGCTTGTGTTTCGGTAACGAATTCAACATCGTAACGCAAGAAACAGAACCAAACAGCCTTTACCAAACTTACTATTCTAATCATTTGGGTAACCTTTACGATTTGCAACAACGGTTGTTTTCATTTACAGCTATGTTACCTACTGGCACACTTGCGAACTTGAAAATGAATGATAAAATAATCATTAAGGACAAACGATATTTGATAAACGATATTAGTAGCACGTTGAACAACGGCGAAGTGAAAATGAATTTAATTAGAGAGTTGGTAACTATTGCGCCCGATTGCGAATGTATAAAAGTAACTTATACTTTAGTAGGTGAAGAACCCGTAACGGTGGAGGTGGAGAGTACAGGTATTCAAAACTCAAGACCTAGTTGGATTCCTTTTATTGTAGATGGAATAAGCTACAATATTTTTTGGGTAACTGGTGTATGGAGACTTAACGGCGGTTCTCCGTCTATTAATCAAGCAAGGTTAATAACGGATAATAATTGCCCTTTCGGAACATACACAATTTTAGAAGGTAGCGACTTTGAATCATTTATTGTAGAACCTTGTTATTAAGATTATGAGAATACACACTATTATACAGCTACTAAAAGTTAGCGACCACTTCGGACAATCAAAGGCGATTGACGTGGCAAAAGGTTTGAACGAATACACTTCGTCAACTAAGAAAATATTAAAACAAGAATTAAGAAAGCATTATGGAAAAAAAGGTTATTGAAATAGAGATTCAGGATAATTCTAAGACGCTAAAACAACAATACAAAGAGGCGGTTTTAGAAGTTCAAAAACTTGCAGATGCATTCGGTGCAACTTCAATCGAGGTGCAAAATGCGTCTAAAAGAGCGGCGGAACTAAAAGACCAAATCGAAGACGTAAACGATGCAATTCAAGCGCAAAAAGGCGAGGGTGCATTTATTGCTTTGGGAAAATCTTTATCAACGGTTGCAAGTGGATTTAGTGCCGTTGAGGGTGCAATGGGTTTAGTTGGAGCAGAAAGTGAAGACGTACAAAAAGCGATGTTACGAGTTCAAAGTGCAATGGCTTTGGCGCAAGGTTTGGAGGGTTTAGAAGATGCAGGAAGAGCGTTTAAACAGTTAGGTGCGGTTGTAAAATCAACAACGGTTTACACTACGCTTTACAACTTTGTTATGGGTGTTTCGAATAAAGAAACAGCGACAAACGTAGCGTTAACCGAAGCGGATACAACAGCAAAAGTTGGTTTAACGGGTGCAACGGCAGGAGTTGCAACGGTTACGGGAACAGCAACAACAGCAATGAAGTTGTTTAGGCTTGCGTTGATAGCTACGGGAATCGGTGCAATAGTTGTTTTGGTTGGTGCGTTGATAGCTAACTTTGACAAATTAGTTGAAGTAGGTAAATCGGTGACTGACTTTTTTGGAATTACTGATTCAAAAGCTGAAAAGAAAGCTGAAAACGATAAACGTAGAACAAATGCTGAATTAAAAAATATTGAACGAGCAAAGAAAGCACGTCAAAGAGCATACGATGAGGAAACTGGAAGTATTGACCGACAAATTAAGTTATTAGAAGCGCAAGGGAAATCAACGGAAGCATTAGAAAAGTTACAGCTAAAACGTTCGTTAACAAATCAACGTGAACTAATCAAAGAAGCACGTTTAAATTTACAAATTTTAAGAGCAACAAATGTAGGTGGTGTTAACGATGAAATGATTGAGGAAACGAAAACCGCAATTGCTGAAATGAAACAAGCTATTTTAAATACTGAAACGGATATACAAATTGCAAGGATTGAAAGTACTAAGGTAACTAAAGATGAAGTTGAAAAGAATAAAGACTTAGCAAAAACACTTGAGGATTTAACTGAAAAAAATAAGCAATACGGATTAAGCGAAAAAGAATTATTGCTATTAAGTAAATTAAAAACAGATGCTTTAATTCAAGAACAATTCCTTAAATCAACGGATAAAGATAAAGAGAAACAAAGAACAGATGCTTTACTTGCAAATGAAACAGATTATAATAATCAACTAAACGCACTTAGAAAAAAAGAGGTTTCAGATTATGAAACTTTAAAAACAACAAGTGCAAAAGACGGAATTGCTCAATTAGTAACTACACGAACAGCTGAATTACAAATTGAAAAAGACACAGCAGATAAAAAAAGAAAATTAGATGAAGATGAAATAGCACGTAAAAAGCGACTTAGAAATACACAAGTACAATTAGCGGCAGACGCTTTTGGTGCAATAGGTCAATTAATAGAATCTTTTAATGCTAAAGACGAAGCGAGCGCACGTAGACAGTTTAAAATATCAAAGGCTTTCAATTTAGCAGCCGCTTTAACGAATACTTATTTAGCAGTAACGGGTGCATTAACAGCAGGAGGAAATCCGATTAAGTTAGCAACGGGTCAACAATTTGTTGAAGCAGGAATTGCAGGAACCGTTGGTTTGGCAAACGTTGTTAAAATTGCAAGCACCCAATTTGGTGGCGGTGGTGGTGGCGGTGGTGTTGACGTTCCAAACCCTTCAAGTGTTATCGCACCAAATTTGAACGTTGTAGGAAATACTGGAATAAACCAATTAGCAACCTTACAACAACAGCCCGTTAAAGCATACGTAGTAAGTAACGACATCACAAGCGCACAGCAGTTTGATATGAAAGTGCAACAAACATCACAATTGTAGTTTAATAGTTATGGAAGTTTACGAATTAGTAATTAAGGACGAAAAGAAAGATGGTGTTTTTGCCGTTTCGCTTGTGGAAAAACCTGCGATTGAAGAAAACTTTATTGCACTTTCTAAGGACTTTGTAGAATTAAAAGCGATTGACGAAAAGCGAATTGTTTTAGGAGCGGCGCTTATTCCTAATAAAAAGATTTACCGTAAAGACAAAGACAAAGAGTTTGAAATATTCTTTTCTGAATCAACGGTAAAACGTGCAAGCGAGTTGGTATTTATGCGAGGGCAACACCAAAATGCAACGGAGCAACACGCTGTTAAAGTTGACGGAATGACAATTGTAGAATCGTGGATTATTGAAGATGCCGAAATGGATAAATCTAAATTATACGGTTTTGATTTACCCAAAGGAACGTGGATGATAGCAATGAAAGTTGATAACGATGAAACTTGGAAAAAAGTAAAAGACGGCGAATTAAAAGGTTTCAGCATCGAGGGTTATTTTGCCGAACGTTACGAAATGAGCGCACGTGAAAAAGTAGTACAAATTATAAAATCATATAAATGAAAACAAGTTTAGAAATTATCAACAAGCTATCTGAAAAAGAAGCGGTTAAGTTGGGAATGAATGTAGAGTTAGGTTTGTTGCAAGATGCAATGAAAATGACTACAAGCGCAGATAATTCTTTGAAATCAGCTAACGGAAAAGTGAATATAATTTTAGTTAAACAAAAAGAAGCAATTGATGCTTTAGGAGTTGCAAGTTCAGATAATCAAAAAGCATTAAACTTAGTAAATACCTTAATTAAAAACACTAAAGACTTAGGTTTACCAATTAGCGTAGAAAGTCAAAAAATGTTTGAGAAATTATCAGCGAGAGCAAAAGAAATTCAAGCAGGAGTTGCGACATTAAAAGCAGTTAAAGTAGTACAAGTAAAAGGATAATATGCCAACAAAAACAACATCACCAAAAGGCGGTAAACGTGGTTGCCTATGCAAAGATAACAAGTATCGCAAAGAATGTTGTGAGGGCGAATTATCACAGCAAGGCATCGGGTCAACGGTAAGCGGAGGAACGCAAATAGTAATTAATCCGAGCCAAAATACAACGGTAATAATTCGCTAAAGTGCAACAGAACAAAAGTGTAATAGTTTAATAAAAAAAAGTCAAATGAATTATAAAGAAATAGTAAAAAAGATTTGTGTTGCTTTGAATATCGAAGTGAAATTGGAGCAAATGAAACTTAACGATGGCGTTACGATAATTGAAGCGGATAGTTTTGAAGCTAACAACGAAATTTTTGTTGTTACAGAAGACGACCAAAGAATCCCTTTGCCAGTTGGTGAATACGTTGTTGAAAACGGAATGCTTTTAATCGTTACTCAAGAAGGTGTAATTGCAGAAATCAAAGAACAAGAAGAGCCAGCAGAAGAACCAGCAGAAGAAGAGGAATTGAAAAAGCCACAAGCACCATCTGAAACAATTGAAAAGTCAGCGGTTAAGAAAACCGTAGAATCAATGGTTAAAGAAACGTTTTTTTCAGAATACGAAGAGTTGAAAGCTGAAAACGAAAGACTGAAAACACAGTTAGCACAAATGGAAGAGCCAAAAGCAATTGTTCACAATCCAGAGCCAACGGAAAAAGTAAAGGTAGAAGCACCTAAAAGCACAAGAGATTTAGTAATGAAATTTATAAACCAATAAAATGAGCACAACTTATTTAGCAATTACCAACGACACAGAACGTCAATTGGCAAACGTTGAAGCCGTAACGGGCGCAACAACTTTGACCGCAGAGGATAGCGGAAAAGTATTAATATTAAAAGCAGCAGCAGGAGCGCAAATTACACTTCCAGCAGTAGCAACGTCAGCAGGTTTACGATTTAAATTTATCGTAGGTCAATTGTTTGCGACTACAGATTGGACGGTAAAAGCAGCTACAAATGTTATTGAAGGAAGCGTATTAGTTAACGGAGCACACGTAGCAGGAGTTGACGAAAATACAATCTCTTTCGTGGCGTCCGCAGAATCAATCGGAGATTTCGCAGAATTAGTTTGCGACGGTACAAATTGGTATGTGAACGGTTCAGGTGTAACAGCAGGAGCAATTACTTTAACAGCAGTTTAATTTAAAATAATATTATAAAATGAGTACTACAACATCAGTTACTACCTCTTATTCAGGAGAATTTGCAGGTAAGTACATCGCGGCGGCTTTATTGCCTGCACCAACTTTGGCTAATAATTTAATTACTATTATGCCGAACGTTAAGTTCAAATCGGTTATGAAACGACTTGCAACTGACAAACTTTTATCAAACGCATCTTGCGACTTCAATCCAGCAGGCACGATTACCTTAACAGAAAGAGTGATCCAACCGAAAGAGCTACAAGTTAATAGACAGCTTTGCCGCACCACGTTTAGAAATGATTGGGATGCTTTAGAAATGGGTTACAGCGCATTTGACGTAATGCCGAAATCATTTACTGATTTCTTGTTAGCACAATACGCTGAGAAAGTTGCTTCTGAAAACGAAGTAAACATTTGGAGAGGTGTTGCATCTAATAACGGAGAGTTTGACGGATTCACAACTTTATTAGCTTTAGACCCTGCACTTCCAACAGCGCAAGAACTTGCATTAGTAGGTGGTGGTTTATTGTCAACTAACGTAATTGCAGAAATCGGAAAAGTACTTGATGCTACTCCATTAGCAGTTTCAGCACGTGAAGATTTCCATATCTACGTTTCAACAAACGTATTTAGATTATACGTTCGTGCATTGGGTGGATTCGCAACTAACATCGGTGCAAACGGTGTTGACGGTAAAGGTTCAATGTGGTTTAACGGTGGTGCAATTTTACCTTTTGAGGGTGTTAAATTAGCACACGCACCGGGTTTACCTGCATCTACAATGATTGCAACAACTAAAGAAAATTTAGTATTCGGTACTGGTTTAATGAACGATGCACAAGAGGTAAAACTTTTGGATATGGCAGATGTTGACGGTTCTCAAAACGTTAGAATCGTTATGAGAATGACGGCAGGGGTTCAATATGGTGTTGTTGAGGACATCGTGACTTACAACGTTACTAACTCTGTAAACTAAGAATTATGAGTTGCGACTTAGCCAACGGAAGATTAGAAGTTTGTAAAGATTCAATTGCAGGATTAGACGCAGCATATTTCATCAACTTTGGGGATTTCAACCCCGAGGTTGATGTAAGTTATTCAGCAA